CGCAGCGATGTGAGCGCCGCATGACGATCTTTGTAGACGCCCAGCAGCTATCCAACCTGACGAACTACGCCGGGCTGGTGACAAGCGTGCAGCGCTGGCTCAATCGCACCGATCTGCAAGACGATGTGCCGGACTTTATCCGGTTGGCCGAGGCTCGTTTTCGTCGGGTGCTGGTCATGCCGGACATGGAAACGAGCGTCGTTGTGACGCCGGCCGCTAGCGTGATGCTGCCTGCGGATTTTGATAGCCTCAGATCCCTCGGCATCGCTGGCTATGCTCCCTTAGATCAGGTGAGCCCTGCTACGTTCTCCGCGTACCCTCTCAATGGCGATGGCACGCCGATTACCGGGCAGCCTGAAAGGTTCACGATAGCAGCCGGCGTGATGCGGTTCTGGCCTGTGCCAGACAAGGCATACGCAGCCCAGATGACATATCGCGCGAACCTGCCGTCATTGAGCGCGGCGGTGGACAGCAACTGGCTGCTGGCCAAACATCCGGACGCATACCTGTATGCCACGATCATCCAGGCCGAAGCGTTCGGGTGGAATGATGAGCGCCTGCCTATGCTCAAAGACGCGCTAGACGAGACGATTGCCGAAATCACGCAGTCTGGCACCCGGCAGCGCTATGGTTCTGGTCCGCTATCCATGAAGCCGCCGACCAATGAACGGATCGGGTTGCGGTGAAGCAGCGCATTATTTTCGGCGCCTACGAGCCCGACAAAGCGCAGCATTTGACCGACGGCCTGAAGGATATGGCAAACGCCTATCCTTCGGCGAACGGGTACAAGCCGGTTGGTGCGTTCGAAGCAATTACCGATGCGTTGCCGGCAAAGTTCAACGGGGGCTCTGCCTTCGTAGACAGTAACGAGAGCGGGACGCTGCTTGCTGGAACCGCCACAAACCTCTACCGCTATGCGGCGGGCTGGGTAAACATCATTGATAGCCTTGTTCTCTCCAACCGCTGGCAGTTCACTCAATTCGGCGACGTGATCATCGCGGTGAATGGCCTGGCTACGCAAGCGGTCGACCTGATCGCCAACACCGCCGGGCCTGTCATGGGTGCACCGTCCGCTACCAGCGTTGCGACCGTTCGCGACTTTGTCGTGTACGGTGGTGCGGATGGTAACGCGTCGTTGGTTCAATGGTCAGGCTTCAACGATTATACCAAAAATACGCCGGGCGAGGATCAAGCAGGCTTCCAGCCCATGCTGGACGGCGGTGACGTCCAAGGCATCGCAGGTGGAGAATACGGCCTGATCATCCAACGATCCGCCATCCGCCGCATGACCTACACGGGCGACGAGTTTGTCTGGCAGTTTGACGTAATCGCCCCCGAAGTAGGGGCCATCTCCAAGGGCTCCATCGCGCAGAGCGGCCGGCGGGTCTACTTCCTATCAGACCGTGGCTTTATGTTCTGCGACGGAACGGATGTGCAGCCGATTGGGGTCGAGCGCGTGGATCAGACGTTTTTCGCCAGCTATTCCCGCGCGCAGCTTGATACGATGTACGCGGCGATCGATCCGCGCAGGACAGTTGTCGCATGGCTGGTTCCCGGCGCCCCCGGTAAGCTATGGGTCTACAACTGGACGCTGGATCGCTGGAGCATCATCACCCTAGACGCCGTCGGTGTATTCTCGGGCTTCACGTCTTCAATCACTCTGGAGCAGTTGGACACGCTGTATCCTGGTGGGCTCGAAACGATCCCGTTCAGCCTCGACAGCACCCGCTTTTCGGGCGGCGACCCGCTTCTGCTATTGGCCAATGCCTCAAACCAGATCGGTGCGCTGTCCGGCGACAACCTCGCCGCCAGCTTCACGACGCCATATCTGGAGTGGTCGGACGGTCGCGGGAGCCGGGTGCGTGCGGTCCGCCCTCTGACGGACGCGACCAGCGGCATGACGGTAACCTTCGACTGCCGGCAGCGTCTAGGTGATGTGACGGGCTGATCGCTCGCGGTACGCTCATGGAGAGCGGCGACATGCCGGTTCGCGCGTCGGGGCGTTACATTTCGACGCAGCTCAGCGTTGCGGCGGGCGCAGACTGGTCGTTCGCGCAAGGGTTTGAGCCGGTGTATGCCATTGGGGGTGGGCGATGATCCTTCGCGTTCCTATTACCGTCGGCAACATTGCAGAGTGGGCGCGTCGTGTCGCGACTGCCGTAAACCAGCTCGCGACCGCGCAGGATGCCCTGTCGACCGGGCCATTTGCCGATGATGCAGCCGCGGCTGCCGGCGGCATTGCGGTTGGATCGCTGTACCGCAGAGCTGATGGAAGCCTCGTCTGGCGGATGAGTTGATCCGCTAGACTTGTTGAGCCGGTTAGAGTAACATTCGCACGCGCCCAGCGCTCTCATGCGCAGCCGTTCCACACTGGAAAGGATATCATGGGCGCTACTTCATTGCAGATCGGGTACATTGACCAGCCGCTAGCTTCGGCTGACTGGCCGCACCTGCGGTTGATGCTGACCCCTGCCCTGAAGCCCGGCAACCTGTCTTGGCGCAACATCGAGCCTGAGCTTGCCTCGGGCGACATGCAGATCGTCGCCATCACGAAAGGAGGCGATCCCTGTCTACTGGCGTGCGCAGTGATCCGGTCGGCGCTCACTCGCGACGGCGAAGCTCTGGAAATCGTTGCCGCGGCAGGTCGTAATTATCGTGAGTGGGCAGCCTGGGGCATGAGCGCGCTCCGCGAGGCTGCCCGCAACGCCGGGATGGACCGGCTGCAACTCTCCGGCCGCAAAGGCTGGCGCAAGGTGTTTCCTGACATGGCGATGGATGACGATATGCTAACGGTGGCAGTATGAGCGGGAAGTCGAAGACGACGACGGGGCCGTCCAAAGCGGCCTTGCCTTACATCAATTCCGCCACCAGCGCCGTGCAGAGCGGATATGACCGTTCCAATGGTCTAGCCAATCAGGCGGTGGACACATTGCAGGCCAATCTGCCGCAAGTGCTGGCATCGACCATTAACAACCCGACGTTGGGAGCCGCGAACAGCTACACGCAGGATGTTTTGGGGGGCAAGTTCCTCACCGGCAACCCGCTGCTCGACCAGCAGATCGCCAACACGAACAGTGATGTCACTAATAAGGTGAACGGCTCTATCGGCAGCCGCGGCCTAGCAGGCGGTTCGGCCCAATCGCAGATTCTTGCCCGCGAGCTGGCGAAGAACGAGACCAACCTGCGCTACACCGATTACGGCAACGAGCGAACCCGCATGGACAACGCTGTCGGCAGTGCGGCAAACCTGTCGAGCGCCGGCAATCAGGGCATCGCTACCCTTCTCGCCTACCTGACCGGCACGGCCGAACTACCTCAGTCCGTCTCGGGCAACTACGCCAACAGC